TTTACGATCGGAGGTCACAATTGAATATCTTCATGGCTGCTGTCTATACGAACTCGTATATGCGCGGGCAGAACCGTTATCTGAAGCTCAACGAGCGCGAGCGCGAGATCGTTCACAACATTCCGCACATCCTGGAGTCGTACCACTACATCGGCTCACAGCGTTATATCGACCAGATGCGAGCAGACAATGCAAGCGTGTTCCTGGACTCGGGAGCGTTCTCTGCATACACCTTGGGCGTTGAAATTGACCTGCCCACGTACTGCGATTATATCAAGCGGAACATGGACCTCTGGAGGGTCGAAGACGGTGTCGTGATGGCGTCCGTGCTTGACGGTATTGGTGACCCGCTCAAGACGTACCAGAACCAGCTCGCAATGGAGCAGCTCGGAGCAAAGCCTCTCCCCTGCTTCCACGCTGGTGAGGATGAACGCTACCTTGAGCACTACGTCAAGAACTACGAATATATCACGCTCGGCGGTATGGTGGGCAGCTCCACGAAGCAGCTTTGCATCTGGCTCGACCGTATGTGGGACAAGTACCTCACGGACGGTAGCGGTCGCCCGCGGCTCAAGGTACATGGATTCGGTATCACAGCGATTCCAATCATGGAGCGTTATCCGTGGTACAGCGTTGACTCGTCCTCCTGGATTCAGTCTGCTGCATTCGGCAGCATTGTGACCCCTGAATGGGGCCCGCTGTCCGTATCCGAGAAGTCGCCCTCCAGGCACGACGCTGGGCAACATGCAACCACACTATCACCCATCGAGCAGGACTTCGTTCTGCAGACGCTGGAGTCGCAGGGGTTCACATACGAACGATTATCTCAAGTCTATGAATCGCGTGCAGCGTATAATTTATGGGCCTACGGTGTTGTGAATGCAATGATGAACGCAAAGAACAACTATGAACAATTGACTGCACATATCCAGGAGCTCTTCTAATGCTTACATCCCTCAAGTTTGTTCAAGGCGCTGTCGCCAAGAAAGACTTTTTACCTGCACTGACGCACTTCGTTATCGAGAACGGAACTGTCCGCGGTTATAACGGGATGCTCGCGCTGTGCAGCCCTATCCCCTTTGACATTGCGTGCAAGCCCAAAGCTGAGTCTCTTGTCAAGGCGATCGCGAACTGTAATGAGACGGTGACCCTGTCGCTTACACCAGCGGGGCGCCTGTCTGTGAAGAGCGGTAAGTTCAAGGCCTTTGTTGATTGCGTTGAGGGTGACACGCCGCACGTCATGCCCGAGGGAGAGCATGTGGCTATCGAAGGTGAAGCAATGCTCCGCGCCCTGAAAACCGTTGCACCCTTTATCGGGGACGATGCTTCGCGCCCATGGTCGAACGGTGTCCTGCTGCTGGGCCAGTCAGCATTCGCAACGAACAATATCGTCCTCGTTGAATACTGGACAGGCGCTACCTTTCCAAAGCCGCTCAACGTACCCCGTGCAGCGATCAAAGAGATGCTCCGCATTAACGAAGCTCCGCAGTATGCACAGATGACCGACAATGCGATTACGTTCCATTACAGCGGGAACAGGTGGATCCGGACACAGCTATTCGAAACCAAGTGGCCCGACCTCACCAAAGTGCTGAACCGTGAAAGCAACCCCACCCCAATTGACCCGCGACTTTTTGAAGGTCTTAAGACAATCAGGCCCTTCGTTGACAAGATGGGTAGAGTGTTGTTCAAGGGTGGGCGTGTATGCACCCATGACGAAGAGACCGAAGGTGCGGGCTACGAGATTGACGGGTTTCACCACAGTGGCGTCTATCAGATTGAGATGCTGAACCTACTGCAAGGCACAGCGACGTCCGTTGACTGGTCATGCTATCCTAATCCGTGCATGTTCTTCGGTGACAGAATACGTGGCGCAATTATCGGGATGAGGCAGTAATGGCAAGAGCAGACATGGCGGGGTTCTTCTGGGACGATACACCGCCCCCGAAACCTCCTAAGCTGGAGAAGCCCAAGAGGACACCACCTGCCCGCACTTGGGAGAGCCCAGACTACCTGCCCGGCCTGGAAGAAGCACGAGCGTTCCGCGTGGCGATGTTCGAGGATTGGGAGCTGCCGATAGCTGCTGCACGTCGCGAACGGTTCATATTCGACATCGAGTGTTATGTCAATTATTTCCTGATCGCTTTCACTTCCCTTGTGACAGGGAAGGTGATCTACTTTGAGCGCACGCGAACAAGTGATTTCGATGCGAACAAGCTGCAATGGATTGTGAATAACTTCTGCCTCGTGGGGTTCAATAGCTGGGGCTATGACTTACCAATTCTGGCGCTTGCGCTGGCTGGTAAGAATTGCGCCCAGCTCAAGCAAGCAACGAACGACATCATTGTGAATGGAACGCGCCCCTCGGACGTGCTTCGCGGGTTCAAAGTAAAGAGCATCCGACCAGACCACATCGATCTGATTGAGGTGGCACCACTGCGGGCCAGCTTGAAGATCTACGGCGGACGCTTGCACGCACCACGGATGCAGGACTTACCGTTCCATCCCGAGGTACTGCTCACCGAAGACCAGATTGCGATCGTTCGCTGGTATTGCGTGAATGACTTGACGAACACCGCTATTCTACATGAGTCCTTGAAGGAACAGATTTCGCTCCGCGAAACCCTCAGCAACGAATACGGGGTTGATCTGCGTTCCAAGTCCGATGCACAGATTGCTGAGTCGGTCATTGCGCAGGAGATCGAAAAGCTGAACGGGTGCAGGGTGCAGCGCCCAACGATCGAGCCTGGGACGCGCTACCGTTACAGGGTGCCCGCGTTCATTAAGTACGAATCACCGCTTATGAATTGGGCGCTGGACATTGTGCGCCGTGCAGACTTCATTGTGAGCGAGGATGGGAACATTGGTATGCCTGCGGAGCTGAAAGAGCTCAAACTTCAGATCGCTGGTGGCGTGTATCGAATGGGAATTGGTGGGCTGCATAGCTCCGAGCAATGCACAGCACACAGAGCGGATGACCACACTATCATCGTTGACCGTGACGTGACCTCTTACTACCCTGCAATCATTTTGAACTTGGGCCTGTACCCGCATCACCTCAGCACAAACTTCCTTCGCGTCTATCAGCAGCTTGTGAACAAGCGTCTGGACGCCAAGCGGTCAGGCAACAAGGTCGTCGCTGACTCCTTGAAGATCACGATTAACGGTTCCTTCGGCAAGCTCGGAAGCAAGTGGTCTGTCCTGTACTCCCCTGACCTGCTGATTCAGGTAACGGTGACGGGTCAGCTGTCGCTGCTTATGCTGATTGAGCGCCTAGAGATACGTGGAATCAATGTGGTCAGCGCAAACACAGACGGCATCGTGATCAAGTGCCCCAAGGTGCGTCACGCTGAAATGGAAGCAGTGATCAAGCAGTGGGAAATTGACACAGCGTTCGAGACTGAGGAAACAACCTACACGGCAGTCTATTCCCGTGACGTGAATAACTACATCGCAGTGAAGCCCGACGGCAAGGTTAAGACGAAAGGCGCCTATGCTAGTCCAGAGAAGCCCTCCGACCAGCTTCACAAGAACCCGACGAACCAGATATGTGTAGATGCAGTTATTGCACTGCTTACCAAAGGCGCACCACTGCACCGGACGATTCGCGGCTGCACGGACATTCGTAAGTTCGTGTCCGTGCGTACTGTCAAGGGTGGCGCGGTGAAGGATGGCACGTTCCTGGGCAAGTCCATTCGCTGGTACTACAAAGCAGGCGAAGAGGGTGAAATTGTGTATGCGGACAGCGGGAACAAGGTGCCCCGTTCCGAGGGTGCAGTGCCTCTGATGGACTTGCCCAAGGTGTTTCCCCAAGACATTGATTATGACTGGTATGAGCGAGAGGCCAACCGTATGCTGGAAGACATCGGATATGCGTGTAAGCCTACCCCTACATAAGATCGCAAACTTCCCTCACACGAATACATGAATATGGTATTGCATACCTAACGAACGTCACTTATATTACAGGGTCATGGGTAGCAATAACGCTCCCATGACCCTGCAAAGGAGATGATCATGAAGACCCAACAGATCAACGAAACCGCTCTCGAAGCTGCTGTCGTCAAAAAAGTAGCCGAAGCCCTTCCCGCTGCTGTGCATGATGCAGTCCATGCACTCCTGGCTGGTGCAGCAGTACCTGCCCCGGAAACTGATCGCGCTGTACAAAACGGTGTCCGCAGGCCCAAAGCGGGCGGCAGGTGCGACGCTGTGTGGAGTGCCCTTGATAAGGTATTGGCCAAAGGTGGCGAGCTGCCTACGCTGCAATACGTGTTGGCGCTTGCTGAGAAGCAAGGGTGGAACGCAAACAATGCTCGGATTGAATACTACCAGTGGCGCAAGTTCAACAAGCTGGGCGCGGTAGTGGTGGAGCACCGTTCTGTCGAGCGCCGCACCGCCAAGGCGAAGGTGGCAAAGCGGAACGAGAGTCGTCACCATCCCGAGCGTCGGTTGGCAGCGTAACCAGCATGAACAGTTCGACTCAAAAATAATTCTTGCCGAGTCGAACTGTTCTGCTATACTGCACACATATTAACCGCACTTAGGAGAACGAAATGACAGTAGAAGACAAGGTTCTGGAGCGTATCAAGAAGATGATTGCCCTGGGCAATGACTCAGCAGCAACCGAAGGTGAGCGCGAGACTGCACTCCGCATGGCTTACAACCTGCTGGCGAAGCATAACCTGTCCATCAGCGACCTGCCAGGCGACCAGTCTAACGAGGTGCGCGAGCGCCAAGACATCGTTATCAGTGCGGACAAGTGGGCTCGCAGTCTTGCCCATGCGGTCGCCAAGCTGTTCTTCTGCAAATACTTCTACAGCTCCACCGGAACAAGCGGTAAGGACAAGCATTGTTTTGTCGGTCGACAAAGCAATGTGATCACCGCCCGCTATATGAGCGAGTACCTGATCAAGTCTGTCAAGCGCGAAGCGACTGCACGTTACAAGTCGCCCACCAGCCCGCACGGTCGCAGTTTCTGCGTCGGGACAGTGGATAGCGTCCGCAAGCGTGTTGAACAGATGCTTCAGCAGGACACAGAAAGCACTCCGGGAACTGCCCTCGTGCTGGTGGGCGTGCATAAGCGCGAAGCTGCTGCAAATGACAAGTGGCTAGAGCAGGCAGGCCTAGCATTGACCACATCAAAGTCCCGCGCTGACAACTCTCTGCGGGCTGGTGCGTTCCACGACGGACGCGACTACGGCAAGACCGTGTCGTTGAACCAGCAAGTGACATCCAGTGGTAAAGACTTCAAACGGCTCAACTGAAAGGAAACAAAATGGGCGATATGGCTGACGACATGAACGCGCCCTCGCGGCCTTCCTCGAAGCGCGAAGCGCGTGCAGTGGTGAACATTGGGAAGCTGGAACAGATGGGCATCCCTGCACGGGAGCAGTCAAAGAACGTGTTCCGCATTGACAGCCAGTATGGCGCTGTCATGTACTACCCGAGCTCCGGCAAGTGGCAGCATCGCGGGAAGGTACATTGGGGCAACGTCGATTCCTTCAAAGGCTGGTTGATCAATCAAGGATACCTATCATGAGCAACACTGTCAAAGCAGCCCTCGGGCTTGCGTTCATTCTGCTGGCCCTGGGCTTTGCTGGTACAAGCGATCTGGAGGAAGCACAGAGGCAGGAGGCGGAATACTGCGACGCTGTGTATCACGGGAAGTGGCCCGACTATCGCGGGGACTACCGCCAGGCCTGCGTCAACGGCATTCCGAGACAATAGCTTCCAGCTTGCCTTCGTACCCTCGGGAGCGTGCCCAGTCGCGTGCAAGCGCGAGCACCTTGTTCCCGTCGGTAGCATCAGGGGTGAGCTTGGGCGTCTCGTAGTCCGGGCGCTGTGGAATCTGTTCGGGTTTCACACAGGGCACACTGACAGGGACTTTGACTTCGGTGATGACTGGTGCAGTGCTGGCGCATCCCGCGAGCACCAGTGCAGCGAGTAGAACAAGAGCTCGCATGTCAGTCCCCTTTCCCGCCGCACTGCTTCCGCTCGAGCACGTCCTTGGCCTTGCTGGTTTTCAAGTCCTGCCATTGCATGTTGGCGGGTGCATCCTGCCCACAGGCGCACAGCGGAACAATGTGGTCAACGACATAGCCTGGACAGGCTCCCTTCGTCGTACCGTTAGCGGGGCAAGGGTGCGCCTTCTTGAAATGCACCACAGCGGACGCACTGCGATAGATGCGACCGTTCTTGTCTCGTTTGATGTCACAGGTGGCAGCGTGCGAACTGAATGCAACTGCACACAGCACCAGCGCGAGGACATAGGTGAGCCAGAATTTTCCAGCGAAAGTCAGCTTCATGGTTGTAACCCCTTTAAGATATCGTTGACCACAGGCATCGCCTCCGCGCATGTCTGCGCCTTAGCACCTTCCGCACGCTTCAGGGCAGCGTCAGCCGTCTTGCTCTTCGAACTAGCAAGCTGCAAGGCAAGGGTCAGTCGCTTATCGCGTTCGACCTGTTCTTTGCCCAAAGCCTCCACCTTTGCGCTCTGCACGGTGATTTCACCACGGAGGCGCTCGCTGGTAAGCTGCTCTTGGGCCAACTGCTGCCGGCACAGGCCGAGATCGTGGTGCGCTCCGTACCAGTGCCACCCCGAGTACAGCAGCGCGGCCCCTAGCGCCACGCACAGGGCCTGCCACAGGTATGCTTTCAATTGACCGAACATGGTTAAGCCTTCTTCTCTTTGCCTGCCCAGGGCTTGGCAGGTGTTGCCTCTGCGAGCTGGTCTGCTGCCGGAATGTTGTCGTGGATCACGAGGGTAACGGTTTCACCCTTATGCTTGGCGTCCAGGATCAGCGGGTACAGCTCCGCGAACGCTGCACGGGACTCACCAATGAAGTTTTCCGCGACGGTGTTGCCCACCAGGATGCAACCTTCCGTATCTTCGGCGTCGTTACCTGGGTGAATGCGTACCCCTGCATAATTCGGGACGTCATTGACCAGCGGCATCAGCTTTCCGAACTTGGGGCTCATGGTTACGGTTACGTCGTAAGCGCCCGAGGGGATCGCGGTCTTGCCATACACCTTGACACCGTCTTGGCGCACCACGTCTTCGAGCGTGTAGCATTGGAACTTCCCGTCAATGGACAGTTCTCCGACGGTGGATTGCGCTGTGTAAGTCTTGCGCTCAAGTACAAGTCTCATTTCCGACTCCTTGGATTCTGCGGCACTGACTTATGCCGACATAGATTGCGACCCCGACGATCCACGCTGTGTCAAACAGTTCGTAGATGCTGAACCCGAGCAGGGGTCTAACATGCCCGAATTCCCATATCCAAACAATCTCGGAGAGCGCACCACCTGCCAACAGAACGAATGCGGTGCGGACGACGTGATTCGTGCAGCGCGACATTCGGTTGATGCACAGCAGTGAAACATAGATCACATACAAGCAAGCGAGCGTTCGCACAATGTTGAGCACGAGTTCCATGATCACTCCTTTTCGTCAGGTACTGACGGGAGATGCACGCTCTTGAACCGATCAACAAGATGGAACAATACGGGCACCATTCGCATGGCGAGCAAACCTGCGAAGAAAGCGATCGCTCGCTCAAGCGAATCCGGGATCCCCATGTAATGTGACGCAAGGGGCACGCCATACACGCTGACAGAAGTACCTACGAACACGCTGGTGAATAGACGCACTCGCGTTAGTTCTGGAACATAACTTAGGCTGACCACAGCACCAAGGAACGAAGCGATCAACGTCGCCATCTTGATGCCTAGGAGCTCGCTTACATAGTCTTGCATCGTGAAGGCCTTACTTGAGAATTTCAAAGGGTTGATCAAGCATCCAAAGATGCTGAGGGGTCAGGCGCTGAATGGACGCTGCACGGTAGGGCATGAACCCGCCTTCGTGCAGCGCCTTACCGACAAACTCACTGCACCACCACGAATCGTCTTCTTCCCAATCACGGTGGAGACCGATACCGACAACACCCTTCCAGTCGTAGGGCTTGCCAAGCTGTCCGGTGGCGAACGCTCCTGCTGCACCTGCATCGCCTGGGAAGCTCATTACAGCGACCGCGGAGGCAATGCCGAGCCTGTTCTCCAGCGTGTCATAACCGACACCATGCGGGGCAGCAGCGCCCAGCAAACGACCGTCCTGGAGTAGTAGCTCGCAATGGCTCCACTCGGACCATGTGACAGCCCGGATCAGGTAGCTGCCTGGATGAACCCGCTTGCTGAATACGACCTTGATCATATGTGCCTCCCGGATGGATCGAAATCGTCAAGCATGTCGTCAGCGAACCACAGCGCCGCACGCTTACGCCAACCGTCAGGGCCTTTTGCATACCGCTTGAGACGCGCTGTGACAGTGGTCTCACGGGGCAAGTCCAGGAACGGAAGGGTGAATATGAGGTTGGATGCAAAGTCCAGCACGTACCCGATCACGAGAACAGGGGTGCCAAAGAACTTTGCAGGCTTGGACAGCTTGCCCGCGTCGTTCGCACGCTTGAGGTTCATCACCGCAAGGTAGAAGACCCAAAGTGCATACACAGTAAGGAACGCGAGCGCAAGTGTGGTCAGCATGTCACTCTCCGAAGCTCATAGGCCAACCCGTTGAGAAATCGTAGGTGGCAGGGTCTGCGGACGCTTCCATTGCTGCCTTGTGCGCTTCCGCAGTGGCGAAGATAGCAATGTCACTGCCTGCCGCAGTAGCGAAGATCTGCCCAGCGAGCGTCTGCGTCATGACCACAGTGCTCCCGTCCATGGTCTTCCAAGGCGTGTTCTCGGGAATGCTTGCACCCATTATGACAAGGCCCATCTGCTGTGTGCGACTGAACGTGTCGGAATGGAACCATTTCGTTCCCACCTTGTAACCACCGTTCTGAATTCGGCGGTCGCGCTCGTTTTTAATTTCACTCCATTTTGCAGCTTTCACCGCAGCGGGTAGGGCTGGTTTCTGCACAACAACGACGCGGCCATTTACGACATCGAGCGTGTCGCCTGGATTGCGGGCCATCGCAGTGTCGAAATCCTCGTGCGGGACGTCGATCAAGTCGGCGGGCAGATTCTGGTATTGGATGTCGTCGGGGTAGAAGCATCCGGTGGTTTTGCTGAATCGCATGGTGTTACCTCCGTTATTTTCCAAGTACGCGAACAAATACGCCGGATGTGTTCGCTGCGAAATATACCTGTATCTGGGTCAAGGTGCTTCCACCGCCAATGCCGACAGCAGTAGCCGGATTAGAGTAGTTAGCCGAGCAGGCAATTGCAGACAGGAAGCCTGACGAAAAGGCGACAGGCAGGGTGACCATCATGCTGCCGGCGTTGGTCGTCCCCGTAGTCGCATAGACCCACTGATCAATCTCACCGGCAGGCCCCTTCTTGTAGCCATTTCCGCTGACGGATGCCGAAAACTGGCCTGATCCAGAAAGCTGTGCTGACCCGGAGACGCAAAACCAATTGTTAACTGAGTTTGTGATCAGCATCAGGTCATCCCCAGGCTGCACGACGATTGATGTCCTGGCCCCGTCGATCCCAACTACGAGTGTGTCGCTACCGAAACGCTGGATGGTGGCGGTGGAAGACCCGGTATTTCTCAGGAAAATCGCTACGCCGCTCGGCGCTGCATTCGCAGCCGGTAGCGTCAAAGTGATAGGTGTGGTCGGCGAAAGCTGGATTGGCTTGCCTGCATCCGCAAGGAGAATGTTCCCCGTCGCGGAATAGGTTGTCCAACTATTGAACAGAAGCCCTGACCGCTTGACGAACGCGGTCGTTGCCAGCGATGTGCTGTTGTCGAACTGCGCTGGCGTCGTTGCCTCGGCATTAAGTTCTGCAAGGGTAAAGCCCCAGCGAGTCCAATATGCAGTCTGTGTCGTTGGATCTTTATTGATGCCTGTCTGGATGCACTTGTATGTCTTACCGTCGCTGGCAAGTACGCGAGCGCCCACAGGGTAGTCTTCGGTAGCATCCCACACTGGGATGCCAATTTGCATCATATACCGTACACCCTGGGCGAGATACTTCAGAATCCAGTTGAACCGCTTGCGAGAAGGGGGCACACTGGTCAGGGGCCAGCCTGCCTGGATTTCTGCGTTGGAAGGTTGCAGAACGTCTGCACCACCAGCGGACTCGCCCCATGCGGGAAGGACGGTCGGTTTCGTATATTGTGTCATTGATTAAAACTCCTCTGCAAAGATACCGCCAACGGGAGACGCATCGTCAAACCCGAGAGCGCCTGTTTGATCGTCAAACCCAAAGAACGCACCTGGAGTGAAGCTGACCATTGAAGTGATCTGCACGCCTCCCGGGCGGGGAAGCAAGTCAAGCTGACGAACGAGGGTCTGCTCAACGAGCGAAAGGTTTCGGCCCACTGCAATACGAATCGACATCCCGCCATTGTCTTCGACGACGTTGAGCGCACCTTGAAAGATGTACGCCATACCCGCCAGGATGTCTTCATTCGTTCCGATCGCATGGTTCTTAATAATCTTCGCACGTATAATTAAACGAAACTCGGGGTCGCCCAGAACGCTGGTCGCTGCATACGGTTCGTCTTCGTCCCGGAAGCGTGCGCCAACTGCTGGATTGTCATCCTCACCGAAAACATAACCTCCCGCAGTATCGTCAAACCCGAAGAAGGGTAGAAGCATAGCGTTCGGAATGTAACGGGATATTCCGACTATGTCCCCAATCACGTCCAATTGTACCCCTTGAGCAAGATCGATGTCACTCACTTCTTTCAAGGACAGAAGGACGTCTTCCAGCTCCTGGCATTTACCAGCAAGAGCGGACAAGGTCGTTAGAAACCTTGCGCTCTCGGTGTATTGCATAGCGACCCGCGAACGAGCCTCTACAGCGTGGTCAATGTAAGCGGATGTCATGTCTCATTCACTACTATGCGTGACGCATCGATGCGAATCAATCCGTCAAAGGTTGGAGTGATGTTTCCAGCAGTTCCGGGAGCAGGTGCAAGCCCCTGATAGATGGAGGTGATAAAGTGGTTCGGGATAGTATTGACAGGAGTGTATAGCCTGCTGACCAAAGACGGTTCTCCGATGCCCAGCGTCAAACCGTAGGCCACCAGTGCAGCCTTGATCCGCGCTGTACCGTCTGTCGGGTATCCCGTGCGCTTTGTCACATTTACAGTGATATAGATGTCCGAATAAACTGGACGGCTGAACTTTACTGTGTGGGGCAGGCCCTGCGAGTCATTGACCACAGTGCTCGTCGTTCCGATCGTCGTGGTTCCCGCTGTCTTGTTCTTCCAGATCAATGCAGCGATATCAGCTACGACACCGCCTTCAACGACGCAATAGATGGAGTGAGCTGCCTGCCCGTTCCCATCAACTACGTCCGAAGCGTTCTCATAGACTCGTGCAGGACGCACGCCGGACAGGTTTGTCAGCCCGCCATACACAGCATCAACGATGCAGAGTGCAGGGGTGTTCGTGCTTCCACGTCGGCGGATGCGAAGCTCTTCGTCTGTCTCTTCAGCGCGGCCCACGGTAGCAGCATTCGCGTTCGTTACGCTGAACCAGCCGTAGATCGGGGTGTCAATCTTTGTCAGCGTCGCTGCGCTTGCCGTGATAGCTGCGAGCGTCACGCACTTCAGCGTCACCGTCGCAAGACCGTTCCCGTCAAAGGTAGCGTCAGCAGTGGTTGCCCAGGAAGTATTATCGACCGAGCTCTTCACCAAGCTGCCCGCAGGCACTGTTACCCCTGGAGTACCATTGAGCGTGGCGTCTGCCGTGCTGTACGTGCCTGCAATGCGGCGTATGCCGTTAAGCTGCACCAGCCGGGACTGGCTTACACCTGTTGCCAGCTGAGGGTTGAAGCTGTTGTAGATGTCTTCCGCAAGCTGGTCGAGGTCGGACAGGCGCTCGGACAGGATTCCAAGGAACTGACCGTCCATGTCGTCGGGCTCGATGCTGATGTCCTGCCCGTAGATGTCGCGATAGGCTTCTTTGAGCTGGTCCAGCCGTTCGTCTAAGCGGGTGCGGAGGAACCCAAGGCTTGTTACTTGCGTCATATAGTCACCATTATGTTCTCTATCGTTCCGTAGATTGTCGTCACATTGCACGACACGCTCAGGCGACGGTTATTGGGATTGAGGTCTGCTTGCCACTGCGAAATTGTGGCCACCCCATCCGTCTGCAGAATGGTCTGCTTCAGCACCGACTCGGCATAAGCAAGGTCGGCGGGTTTCGTTGCGATCTTTTGCAGGTAGGGCACGCCAGCAGTCGTGTCCAAGAACCATTCACCATTCAGCAGGTAGAGTCGGGTCTTCACGCGCTGTGCTACCGACTCAGCAGCGTCAGCAAAGTTACCGCGACCACGACCGAAGGTCATGTCATGGTTCTTGTCAATGCGTCTCACTCTCATGGGTTAGGTCCATTCGTGACGGTTCCCGTCTCATTGTGTGTATGGGTCGAGCCGATGTTCTTGCCGTTGCTGCTGATTGTGCCACCGCTGTGCGTGATGTTTCCCTTGATGTAGATCGTACCGTTCGTCAGCTTGATGTAGGTACTGCGATCGCGGGTGCGAAGCTCTGCACCATCAGTCTGCACGCTTGCAAGTTTCCGAGGTTGACTATTCACTCCGACAATTGCAAACGCATCCGAAAGGTCGTGTAATCTATATTCAGCGGGCAACTGAACGCCACCGTTCGCGTGCCAAAAGTCAATGCAGCGTTCGCTGAACACCAGGATGCAGTCGTCACCAGCATTCACGGGGAAGGTCAGGTAGAAGTCACCGCCACCTGGAAAGCATACTGGAACATCTACGCACACGGGCAGAGGTGTGGCACCCTTCTCGCTGAACACACGCTTGATCGCAGGCTGCACGCTTACCGTCTGCGTGGCCGCATCGTAGCTCTGCACCACTCCGGGAAGGCTGGTATGCAGGTTCTTAAGAGCCGCGTCGATGTGGGCTTTGTACGCCTCGTCACCGTTGGCTGCTTTCTGTGCCTGATCGCGGATGTCGCTTACTACACCGGAACTCATTTCGCCCCCTTCTGCGGGAACGCGCTGTCCATGCTAACGCACTCAACCTCAGTGACCCAATCCTGGCCCCTGTTGTCACCTTTATGCGTCAGCTTGTAAATCTTATAGATGCCGTCAGGGTCCAAGCGTGCAGGTTCTTTCTCCTGCTTCTTGGTTGAGTTGACGTCTTCGTCTGAAGCGGTTTCACCGATCTTCTTTTTCTTCTTTTTGATGTTGTCGTTATCCAGATGGATGCGACCGTTGATCTGGTACATGGGATTGAGCAAGGTCTTGACCTTGATACCCTTGTCGTCCTGTTGTGGCGCCCCGAGCATACCCGTATCATCGTTGATCAAAATTGCTTCGGTATCCAGCACGCCGTTAGACTTAACGATCTGCAAGCGTCCGTCTTGGATGCTCCAATTGCAGTCATGCTGACGTGCAATGTCGTCCAGCACCGTGCGAGCGTTACCGCTCACCACCTTGCCGCGGAGACGGGGTGTAGCTCCTACACCCTTGACGCTGCCCTTCTTGGTCGTGCTGAAGTTACCGCATACACGCTCAACGAGCTGTGTGTCGCTTACACCAGCGGACAGGGTTTCATTGACCACAGCTCCGCGGAAATCACGGTCTCCGTCGCCGCAGTCTATTTCAACGATCCAGTCGTTCCCGTCGCGGTAGCGATACACATGGCGCACGTTACCGCGGAACAGAACCGCTTCGGCGCCCTCGTACCCTGCATTCAAGATCACATCGTCGAACTCGGTGCGAATCTGCGCTTGATGCTGGTCGTTGAGGTTATAGATTTTGATGTTGGCACTGTTCGGAGCGGACTGATGATCTTTAACGACCTCAAATGCAATCCGCAAGTTCTCAATCAGGAGGCCGTTACCGCCCTTCCCGATGATGACTTGCGTGTGGCGCTTATACTGACGCACTGATTGCATTAGCTTTCTCGTCCTCTGAGAACCAATAGAGTTTGACGCGATCGCCGAAATCTGTCAGCGTAGCTTCGCGCCCCGTGTTGCTGGTATCGACCACGAGTAGTGATCCGATGCCGTAATTGTAAGGCTCAAGATGATCGGTGCCTAGTACGAGCGGAAGCCCTTCGAAATACACCTGCTGAGTGTCTTCATTCGTAAGGGTCAAGCTGAACTGTGCAGTCCGGTCATTCCATTGCAAGTCAAACACAAACTTCGCGTCACCCAATTGGGTCGTGAAGGATTGTGCAGCGTCGGCTGTTACAGGGATCTCAAACATCGCTTATCTTACCTCCCCCCTCCGAAAGCACCTGTGAGGCGTTTCGCTAGGGATTGTTTCTTCACTGTGGCCGTTTCTTCCTTCGACTGCTTTTCACCTTGCGTCTTCTTCTTGCCCGCTTGGTTTGCAGCTTTACCGGAAGCACGGGGCGGATATGTGATCGCCTGCGTCTGCACGATAATAATCTCGCGCAAGTCCGCAGTGAACACCAGCACGTTCGCAGTGCCTGCGTCCTGTGTGGTGTTCACGCTGGTGCATAGCATGTTCGAATAGAGCTTCAGCCCTGTCTGCACATCAAACGGCTCGCGGGTACGCATAAGGGCCTCGAGCTTCTTGAACGCTTCGCGGGTACGCTGGTCGCCCTCCCCGTAACCGTCGTCCTTGACCGTCAGCGGGGTGTTAGACACGCCAGCGGTGATCTTGACCTTGTAAGGCTTCATGAAAGCGTGGTCAGTGATGCTGACACCAGTCTCCACCGGATTGTCGGTCACCTCTAGCTCGAGCGTGTGATCTTCTTCGAACACAGCATCGAACACTAGCCCACCGAAGCCCCTTGGAATGATTGTCAGTTCGCTCATAGCAACACCGCCGATTGACCGTTACGAACCGACGAGCGATTCGCTTTGTTGAGTTCTTCGCGAACTGACTGCCCCGCTTTCGTGGGATCCGGACTGTTGACCACAATGCTCGGAACATTCACGGTCGTGGTCGTTGTGATGTTGCTGGTGCCGCCTTGCTGCGGGCCCGCTGCTACGCCGATCGGGCCATTGCTTGCAAGGGTATTGGCTGCACCCGTAGAAAGGCCTGTGCCGGCCCCGCCGCCCTGTGCGCTCGCTGCTATCTGTACCGAGCCAAGCCCAGTGGCCTTGCCAACCCATTCCACAGCGGATTTCACCGCGCCCACCACCGAATCTATCCTGGCGGAGATCCAATCGAACACAGCAGTGAAGGACGCTTTGATGGCATCCCATGCACCAGTGAACAGGCTCACCAGAATTCCAATGGATAAAGACACCGCGCTCACTGCGAGCTGCCATGCGCTCACAAGGAAGTTCGTCACCCAAGAGATACCAGTAGCAATGGCGCCGACCACCGTCGCGAACGCTTCCACCAGCCAAGTCACAATCCCAATCGCAGTCTCGATCGCCCAAGTGATAAGGATGATGATTTGCGTAGCCAACCACAGCACGATCGGATAGACCGCCATAATGATTACGCCAATGGCCTGGAACACGAACTGCACTACTGGCCACAGTGCTGTGAACAATCGCAGCAGCGCATTCCCGAGGTCGGTGAAAGCAGGTAGCAGCTCATTGAACAAGTTCGTCACCCAAGAGATAACGGCATTCACGCCGTCACTGATCTTGTTTATGACGTCCAGGAGTTGAGGGTAGTCCTTAACAAGGTCGCCCAGGAAGGATTCGTTTCCCTCCTTGAAGTTGACGAACTCGTCAATAAGCAGCGCCACCGCAATAATGATCGCACCGATAAGGATCGGTATGAACAGAGCAGTGGCATTGAACGCGAGCAGGGTTCGGGTCAGCCCGATTACACCTTTCGCCGCATCCATGAAAAAGTTATACGTCTTGATCGCAACGAATGCAGTTAGTGCAGCATAAGACGCCCATACGACGATTTTGAATTCGGTAAGCCAGCTGATAAAGTTCTTCACCGCTGTAATGACACGAACAGTCCAGTCCCACATCGTCTGGAGCACTGCCACAATCACCTTCAGCACCTTGCCGAAGTTCTCTGCCCCACCTTTGCGGAACTCCTTGAACCATGCAAGATATCCCTCGAGCATCTGTTTGATGACGGGGAACATGCTGACCGCGATCTGCTTGGCGAACACGCCGACGGACTTGCTTGCCTTGATGAACAATTTATCCACCTTGTCAGCCAGCTCGTAATCCCCTTCCTTGAAAGGGTTGAAGAGCTCCGCTTCCTCGCGTAACTGCTTCAGGTTCTCCGAGCCCTGTGCCAGCACCTTAACGAACTGAGGGTCAATGCCCAGCTTGGCGCCTAGTGCGAGCTGCTCCTGCCTGGAGAGCCCCTGCATCTTGTCAGCAACCTCGGACAGGATGTCATCAACATTCTTAACCGAACCGTCCGCGTTCTTTGCGGACATATTCAGCTTCTCGAATGTCATTGCACCGCGCCCCAGGCCCAGGGCTGCTTCACCGATCACTTTGTTGAGCGACTGCACTGTGGATTTCATACCCTCCAGCGACCCGTCGTTCTCCACTGCAATCTTGCCCAGCGCCTCCATGCTGCGAGCACTGACCTCGTTGAGCTCTGCGAAGCTGTAAAGCTCACCCATGGAAGCAGCGGCCTTATGAACCGCCCAGCCGATAATGCCCGCGGCCGCTGCTGCGGCTCCCATAACTGTGGCCACAGTCTTCTCGACAGACTCGAGACTTTTCTTGTACTCCTCCGCGCCACTGGTGTCCGTCTGGAACCCTAGCGCGACGAGAAAACTGTCAATCACATTGGACATTATGTCTTCCTATTCCTAGCCTTTTCGACTCGCCTAGCGTGCTCGTCCTCCGCATCCATCGCCTCGTGGAAGTCTGCAAGATCGTTGATGGTGTATGTGCCATCTTGCAGTTCCACTAGCCGGCAGAGCGGAGGGTTCCGCATTACTGGGCGCCAGCAGTACCAGCTGAGGTTGGCGAGCTCGACAGGCTCGACGCCGGTGTCAGCTTCTCTTTGACTGACGCGAAAAGGCTTTCGGAGAAAAAATCCTTGAAGTTCACTTTCAGCGCAAAGAAGAACACTTGCCAGAGTTCCTTATTGCGACCACCTGCAAAGGCTTCGTCAATGGACATGCGCTTGCCGTCGATGGTGACGTACTTGAAGATCGTGTCCATCGCGTTGAGCAAAATCTCGCTGTCCAGCTTGGCGGTCAGGGCGCTAATTGCAGCCGCGCCAGCTTCCTCGGGGTTACTCCCTTTCGTAGCAACTGCTTTGAAAAGCGCCTCGCCACAAAGGTTGGCAATTGCCACTTGAACCTTGACGGCTTGGAGCGCCGGAAGGTAGCCGACAGAGATTGTGCGTCCGCCGATGTTAGTAGTGTTTTCATTCATGTCAAAACCTCCAGGATAATTGGTGAAAAGTAAGCGGGCTCAAGGCCCGCTTACAGTTTAGACGAGACCGAACGCCAAGTCCAAGCGTTCAACTACGATCTCCCATTCCTGGGTATTACCTTGAGCGCCACGGGTCAGCTTGGCAGGCTTCTTGAGGTAGCCTTGCGTCCCGATAGCCAAGTCCTGACGGTACGTGTCTTGGAACTTGACAAACACCGGAACGAACAAGCTGCCGGACGCTTCCTGGAGGGACATGATGCCCGTCAGGAACGCATTGGACGGGCTGGTCTGCATCAGCTTGACTTTCACGCTGCCGGACTTGTCAGTACCGACGCTGATCATCATGCCACCGTCAGCACCCATCTTGTCGGTGATGCTGTCGTTGCGGCGCTCGATGTCAATGACGTCGTCACCGTCAGCCCATCCGGTGATTTCCACACCGTTGACGACCATTACGGTGTCTTGAAATGAATAGCGTTTCATGCTTTGTTCTCCTTAGATTAGCGGTCGAACGTAACACCGACGCTGACGAAGTGGATTGCTCCACTGCCCTTGGCGGCGACACGGATGGGAGGTGCAATGCGCGCCTGGCGATCGCTACTGTTCTGTGTGGCCATTGGGGCCGCATAGACATAGTAACCAGCCTTGAGGAAGTCACCAGTCTTCAACTGACCGAACTCATCGCCGTTCCAGGTGCCCGGAGCCAGCAGACCGTTATTCACACCGTCAGCGAGCGCCTTTTCCACCTGCTGGACGATCAGCTGCATACCGCGATCGGTCTGCGGAACCTTCGTCGTGCGAGTGTAGAGGAAGCCAAAGACGTTCGTTTCAATTGCGTTCTGCAACCAATCCAGACCATGCACTTCGTCGAAGAACACACCGTTCGCCATAACGCCTTCCGCCAGCATTGCGCTGTCGCCGAATCGCGTGTAATAGTTCAGCTTTTTCGCGTCGAGCGCCGTCTTGTCGTTGGACGTAAGGCTCTCAGGCGAGCAGCCCGGCAGGGTTTTGAACTTGAGGGTCAGCGTGCTGTTCTGCTCGTTGAAATTGACCACAAAGGCTCGGGCCATTGCGCTGCACACTGCATAAGGGTCGGTGGAATCAAAGATACCGAACGTGCGACGGTACAACATCGAGTTCATGTAGTACCCGATGTCGGTAGTCTGGAGCGGGTCTTTGGAGTTGATGTCCGACGTGGTATAGCCGAAGATCTTCACCAGTGCTTCGCACCATGCAGCCGCGTCTTTCAAGTCCTGCACGGATGCAGTATTGGTGAAGGTCACGCCATACCATGCAGTCGAATAGTTCTGCATATTCGTCAGGCAGGTTGCGGCGCTTTCAGCCACTGCACCAGCAGACAGAATCGGGCTAACGCTTGCGTCGGTGCCCAGCATCGTTCCGATGTAGGTGCCAGCGCCAGTCGTGCTGGTGTAGCCCACCGTCGAGGTGGCGCCAGTAGTACCGGAGCGGATCACAAAGCGATTGCCCAGGAACACCACCGTGGCGCCAACTGCACCAGCGGCAACCAGTGCGGACTGAATGCGGGCAGCAACAAGAGCGAGCGTGGTGTCGGTAGTGAAGTTCATCGCGGACAGCGTTTTATTCACGCCATCGATTGCGACTTGCATACTGCCAGCGGTGACAGCGTTCCAGGTTGCGATCGTGTTGGTGTAGTTGAGTGAACCCAAGTTTTCACCAGACACAGCAGTCACAAAGCGACGGCCGATCCGCAGTGTGGTCGGTGCAGGTGCCTGGCTGAAGAACGCCAGTGCGGCCTTGTACTCTTCGGAGGACGTACCGAAGTCGGTTGCGATGGACGTGATGTCGCTGTATTCGCGCATCCGTTCAGCAACGGGTAGAACAGTGGAAGTCCCGATAATCAGCAGCAGACCGAAGCCCTTACGCTGCGGAAAGATCGGGGACGTGTAGATTTTGACATCTACGACCTTATTGACAGGTATAGTCATGGCTCGATCACCTCGTAGTTAGGAAGATTTGTTCCAGTTGATACATTGAACGTGAAGGTTCCGAACGTATCCACGTTCTCAACTTCTGTGCTCACAACATAGAAGTCAAGTTCGCAGACTGCTCGCTGCTCCCAGTTCGCATTCACGACCGCGGAAAGGTCTTTCGGCTCACTGCACCGAATGTAACCTAGGCCGAGGCTCTGCATCAACTGCAATGCAGAAGTCAGGGTAATCCTGTCCCGTAACTTGTTGGCAGACATTATCGCGTCTTGCCGAAAGAATTGCACCGACACCGTGATGGCCACATGGTTATCACTTGTCTCGGTCACTTGCTTTGTAGGACTGCTGGGCACGTTAGCCCACGTATGGGCGTCGCCTTGGCTCTTCTGCGCTAGGATCAGGACAGTGGCCCAGCGATCGCCTGTAGCGCCCCCTAGCTGGTTTGCTGGGCGCACCTCAGCAGGTGCGAACCCTGTGCAAAGGGCTATCACCTTGCGGATGTCGCGGTTGAGTGTATTACGGTCAATCACGTTGGCAACCTTTCGGAATTGACACCGATTGCTTCATAATAACCGTAGTCGGACCAGTTCCGAACGTGCAAGAGCTTGTATTTTTCTGTTCCCCACTGCACCACGTCAAAGCGTGCGTCAGTAGCACCAGCAGGCAAGTCCCCGTCGTCGCAGTACATGGCCTGGAGGCTGTAGAACTTCATCATTTTGTTGGAACGCTGCCCTTCGGGTAGCACCAGCAAGTCGTCGGCGTCCTTGATAGGCTGCACGCACATTGGAACGGTGAGGAGGAACGTGCTGATCGTTACTTCACCAGCCGCGTCACCAGTAGTGACGAGCTGATTGACGCGACGGTTGATAGTCACGTTCTGAACGAAGTCAGGGTCAGTAAGTAGTTCGGCAATGTTAAGCACTTGACCCCTCCGGTTCAATGACGTAGTTAATGGACTGACGGAAGTTACCGCTATCTATCAGCGCCCGAGTTGAGCCCTTCTGCTTCTCAGTATTGGGGTTCAACTTGTAATCGTTGTTCGCAATGAAGTCTTGGACGTGACCCTTGGCCATCATCCCGAGCTGTTGCATTGCGACTTCGGGTTCCATTTTACCTTGAAGAGACTTGATGACGTTGATTCGATTCAACCTCTTGTAATCGTCAAGGTGATCCCGGATGGTATTGCGAAGCCAAGGGCGCTCAGGAATATGTCCATCTTGGGTTCCATATTCATGAACGGCGGCAACTAATGCGATCGGTGTTCCTTCGGGTTCAGTACCTGCACCAGTGGGGACGCCCACCTTTACACGTTGCAAGCGTGCAGCCGTTTCCACAATCTTGTCGAGTAAAGCGGGGTTCGCTTTCTTCAAGACGGTGATAGTGGCTTTGCTGATGCTCATACTGCGAGGGCTCCCATGCCCACGATCCGCGCCAGACGGCGGTATTCCAGACCGTAAGGTGTGGCCATGAACGGGTCTTTCAACTTTGCAAGCAAAGCCATTTCGGACTTGCTCACAGATAGGTCGCCAACCTTCTTCTGCGTACTGGTGTCCAACATCTTGCCCGCTGCACCTGCGGCAGCTTGAGCGTTGGCCACAGTTAGGAAGTGGGCGACGTAGTTGGCGACCCCTAACGAGTAGAACGTATCCCATCGCGCCACGTCAAACATAGGGTCGGCATCTGTAATGAACAGTTGAACCCTCGCGTCGGACTCGGAAGCGAATTCGGGAAAGCGTGCTTTGAACTCGGTAGGGGTCATGACCGTTACTGCTTGGCAGGTTGCTCTTCAGCCACTTCACCAGTCACGGCGAGGTAGCCAACGGAGAAGTAGGCTTCGACGCCCTTGTTCTCGCGTGCAGCTTTCAGCGCGTCGGCATCGACTTCGAGCCAGCCGTTCTGCTTTTCGTTGTTTTCAATCTTGCACGGGGGAACGGAAATGACTTCGTTCTCCTTGGATGCAGGGTTGAAGAAATTGATATCGATCGGGTGTTCCCGAGTGTTTTCGACCAAGACTTTCGCCATTTTGATTCCCAGTTTGTTCAAGGAAAGGACAGGCAGGTGGAAGCGAACTCCCACCTGCACCGCGCCTTAGATGTTGTCCATGTAGTATGCGGACTTCGGATAGCGGATTTCCACGCCCGAATACTTGTACTCGCCCGGAACTTGGACGCCCAGGCCCACGAGCTGCGGCGCCAGGAAGCGCAACGGCAGAGGGATGTGCATCACCAGACGGTTCGGGTTCTTCACGTAACCCATCATGCGACGGGTGGAACCGACGCCCGCAGTGTTCAGCTGGAAGCCAGGCTGGAAGTCGATGCTGATCGCACGCTGTTGCATAGCGATGTTGTTCGACTTGATGAACTGCAGAATCGTGGTGTCAGACGTGGTCGAACGCGGAGTGCTGGCAATCTTCGCCAGTGCAGCCGGTGCCAGGACGATGGTGTCGATCGTATCGTTGTAGGCAGTGTTCGTCCAGACGTTCTGGATGAGCGTGTTGATGTCGTTCAAGATCTGGTCAGCGGTAGCAGTGCCCCAGGAACCAACAGGCGCGTTGCCTTGGGGAACCAGTGCATTGTTGAACAGACCAGTAATGTTCGACGTCGCTTCACCGAAGAGGCCCACTTGGTTCATGTGTCGCTTGTAACCTTCCACAGCAGCGGCCAGCTTGCGCTCAGGCAGCGAACGGCGGAGGTATGCAGCGCGACGGAGCTCTTCCTGGGTGTAGTCGTAACCGATGGAACCGTACAGCACCGGCCAGGACTTGTCAGCGAAGCCCACATCAACCATCGGCACGTCAGAGCCAGCAGAACTGTGGCGCTTACCTTGACCGACGAAGTCATAGATTTCGTAACGGATGCTGTCAGCCCATTCGCCAGCGGAGTAGTCGATCGGAATCAACTGCTCGTACTGCATCGGCTGATACATACGTTCGAAGGTCTGGTTCTCCGTGTAAGCCAGTTGGCTCACCAGGAACGACATCGCTTCCGAGGCGTCACGCCCTTGGAAAGCGGCGTCGGTCGCCAGGATGGAACTCAGTGCAGGGCGCACCGAGTCGAATGCGGCATAGCGGGACTCATCGACCTCAACGGTACGAAGAGCGCCGCCATCCATTACTTGCACTTGCTTAGGCATGTTGATTGCTCCTTATGTCAGTTATTGGACGATGCGGATCAGGCCAACCTGACCAGCCGTGGTGGAGGTTTCCCAAGTGGCGCCTGGTACGACCACACGGCCAGCACCAGCAGCACCAGCGGACACGCCACCGAGCTTACCGAACTGAGCAGTGAGGGACAGGACACCAGTGCCACGGGTAACGGTCTCCGCCGCAATGGCGCAGATGTAACCTTGGCGCATGATGGGGACGCTGTCGTAACGTGCATAGGCCACATTGCCGGAACTGTCAGCAGGGCGGATCGGGGTACGGACGGAGATGCCGATAATGACATCCGCATCAGCAGCCGGTGCCTTGCAGGTGCCGTCAGCAGTGGTGCCGCGAGCGACTGCATAACCGTAATCAACGGTCTGTGCAAGTTCGTTCGTCATGGAGAAAATGGTCGCGGGGGAGATATCCGCTACCATGCCAGAATAGGCAACATCCCGAAGGGAGCCGCCGTAAGTCGTCAGATCTGGTTTAGACATTTCGTCAGCTCCTTACTTGGATTTGTTCTGCCAGGCTTCTGCCTGACGTTGGAGGAATGCAGCGCGGCCCACAGGCTTGGCGTCTGCCACTTGCTTGCTACCACCAGCCAGCGCAGCAGCTACGCGAGCAGCGTCACCGCTGTCGGTTGCTTGCGTACCAGCATCGGAAGCGGTTGCGACCAGCACGTTGAATGCAGCGCGAACCGTATCAGCGTCAGCAGCGTCGAGCGTCTTACCGCCCAGCACAGCTTCCACGGTAGCCTTGGCCTTGGCATCCTTGCCAGCAACCGTGGCCACAACCTCGCGGCGCAAAGCCACGCAAGTCTTGCCGTCGGTCACCAGTGAAGGAACCAGCTTCTTGGCATCGCCAATCAGTTTCGCCCAATCAGCGACCATGGCGTCCCGGGCTTCCGGAGTCATCACGTCTTTCTTCATGGTTTCAATCTGAGCGGCTTGGTCGCCAACCAGCTTGACCAATTCATCAAGGGTGCAAGCCTTGTCGCCCACTTTGAGGCCGTTGAGTTTCGTTTCCGCAGTCGTTGCCCGTTGCACAGCAGCGTCGCGGTCCTTTGTCAGTTTATCGATAGCCGCCGCAGCAGTGTCATCCACTTCAACGGGGATGCCATCGACAATGACTTTTCGCTTGGCGTCAGCCATCTTTGTCACTCCTAAAGGTTGAGAATCAGAAATGCGGCAAGCCGCTCCACATCGAGCTGAATCCACGATTGCAACGTGGTTCCCTCTAATGTTCTTTTGAAGACCGTCGTAAGCACGACCGCTCGGGTCAGTACCTGCCGTCCAGTCTAGTTCGAACGTGTAGCCGTTACTCAGCTCCACTTTACCGCCCTGGATCGCATCGATTGCGTCCTTGGACTTAATGATCAGCGTCCCCTGCATAAAGTCACCGCTCGCTTTCACGTCGCGGACTTCACCCTTGGCAAGGACTCCCCAATTGGAAGCATCCACGCCGTTGGCGGGGTGTTCAATTGTGATGGGTTTGTTTTCAAAGCTGCGAAGGCTGTCAGGTGCGAACACCTCTTGCGGGGAACGGTACAGCCTAACGATCTTCATCGGGTCAACGCCGTCCGCGTCCAGACCCAATTCGTAAGCGCGATATTCTTGAATGCCAGTGCGAGCAAGTGCTCCAGGAGCGACGAGAAAACCTTCGGGCGTTACGTCGCGTCCGGTAAGGGTGAATCTGTCGTTTGCCTGATAGGTCTTCATTCAGTTATACCTAAGCTCTTTTCTTCTGCATCCAAGTCGAAGTATGGCAGTGCAACACAGCGGCATTGAATGTCTTCACCTGGATGCCCCGTTTCGGGCGGGTCTGACCAGCTGAACACCTTCCCGTCGTTGTCCGCATGGGTATCACGTACCCGTTCGTCGTGCGACGTGCTCCACACATACTTATCAATTCCAATTGACGTCTGTCGGGCTTCATTAAAGGCCCCGTTCATCTTGCTCACCTGATCGCGTGCAATCAGTTTCGCTCGACTCTCGGTTACGTCTGCAACGTGTTGAATTCGCTCCGCCACTGACTCATAACGCTCGCCTTTGCCTACACCCTCGAACACCGTCTGGCGCACTTTGTTCAGGTACTGGTCAGGGATGGAAGTAATCAGTTCAACATTCTGAACCATTGCTTTCTCCATCACTTGCCCGATGCTCCCGCTTCCCAATGCACCACTGATATCAATTTTAACACTGTCTCGGATGGCTGCTGCAAGGCTCGCATCAACACTTTCCTTCGATCTCTGTGCAGCAAGTGCGGCAAGGCGCTGTGCCGTATCTCGTATCCCGCCAAAGCTGCCCGCAAGGTCGTTGATCTTCTTGTTGATGTCATCCCAGATACCGTCGCCCACCATAAGGGCGTCACCTTGTACCTTCTTTGACCACACTGCTTCCGTTTGCTTCAGCAAGGGCAGCAGCTCCGCCTCGGTGCGCTGTTTGATGAAGCGCACCACCTTGAGGAGTTCCACCTTGTACCATAGCTCGAGCTTCCGGTTCGGCTTGCTACCCTTCAGCACGCGAATCCTCTTCCGCATCTTCGCGACGTGCTGATGCTGCTTCGCGTGAACGGTTAAGTTCAGGGAAGTCATTCTTCTTTACCCTTGGCAGGGGCTGGTGTAGGGCCGGCAGGGGCCGCGATCGGCGCCTTGGTGCCACTACCCTGTTGGCCTGCTACTGGTGCAGCAGGTGCGCCCTGCGGTAACTGCCCAGGCATGGGTAGCACGGGGTCTGGTGCAGCCTCTGCAAGCTCCTCAGCGAGTTTGATGTCCTCGTCTGTGAGATTCTTGTAAGTTCCGTCTTCCTTGAGCTCGCGTGCGACAACACCTTCTGTCACGACACCTGCCTGCAAGTAAATCTGATCGCGCTCTGCACGGGTCTTCTGGATCGTTGCCATTTCCGAATCGGACATCTGCCACAGCGAGTTGAAGTCGAAGCGGTAGTCGTCGGGCATGGTGCCCAGCTCGCTACGAACAAGAATCTCATCCAAGTATTCCAGTTGAGCGCGGAGCTCTGCTTCCTGCTTGGCACTGATCATGTCGTAATAGTTCCGGACGTCATTGTCGCCCGTAGCGTTCAACCCTGCTGCTGATTGCCCGAACAGGCGAGTCATGGGAATGTCCGCTGCACCACACACATCGACCATGAACTGGAGCCAGATCTTGTCGAGGTTGGCAAACTGATTTGACTTCTTCTCGTAGGTCTCACCGCCGTCCAGGAGGAGCATCCGGTTGAACGACTTCATCATTGCGGCAAGCTGGAAGCGTTTCGTGACCCGTGCTTCACCTTCATTTGTGGCTACCGCATCACTGAGCCCTTCACTGGTGACCACATCCACATTCGCTTCAAATAGCATCGTTGCGATGCCCTTGGACGTGGTGTCAGCGTTCATAATGCTGTCAATGACGTGCTGGAGCTCGCTGTCGTGCCACATGCCGTTTTGCATCCATGCAAAGTAAGGCAGGCGCTGTCCGTCGAATCGTAGGACGCGGCTGTGATGCACCTGCACCGTGGATTCCGCCAGGATGTAGTGTTCCGGCAGACCGAAGTTAGGAGACGCGAGGTCAGTCGTGCGAACAGGGCCCGAAGCAATGCGCCAACGGTCAACCACTCGCAACCATTGCAGATCACCCTTGCGAATGGTCTCGGGGTTGAGCGGCTTGCTCATGTCCTTGTCTTTGGTGCCAATGATAACCAGTGCGCCACCGTACAAGCGTGACAGCCGAAGCGCCTCATTGATCTGAGGCCTCACTCGCAGCTTCTTTTCAGCCTTCTCAATAGCGAATTGACGCTTGTCGTCATCGTCATCAAAGATCACCGTTCGCCATTCGCGGGTCATGTCGTCTGCGACGGCGTTGATAATGCGTTTCGCGAGCCAGCTGCTGCGATACATATTCTCCAGCTCTTGACGGAGCAGTAAGCGCGGCAGCTCATAAGAGCCATACGACATCTTATCGCGATCGGTGCCCAGACCAGCGACAACATTCTGCAGGCCGTCACCAGCTTGCACAGACATCACCGTCACGGGCTTCTGTGTGCGGCTTAACGCTGCACCTGTTGTCTTCACTTGTCTAGACATATTGACCTCATAAGGATTCAAACATATTACGGCGCTTCAGCACCAGCTCATTGAACGCACGGGACGCTCCATCAACTTGGTCGTCGTTGCTACCGTTCGGGAACACAGTCAATTCATCAAAGAACGGATCATTCCAATCACCTTCCAAGACATCGACGTTCCCTGCTTCTGCCTGTGCAGCAAGCGGACCCGCTCGGGTGGCTTTGTCGCCCGTCTCGACGCTGAACTTAACCTGATACCCTGCCAACTTCTGCACATGATACGACGTCTGAGCCTTGCCGGCTTGCCCTGGATCTTGTGGAATCGAAATCTTGCAGTTATATCCGTCCTGGCTGGCAGTATTGACGAGCAGCTTTTCCACCCCTGCTGGGCCCAGGCGATCGCGTGTCACATTGACAATGATGAAGCGACCGTTCTCCTGCTGTCCAATCTTGACGCCAGCTGTCCAGTCGCCCGCCCCTTCCGTCGCTGCCAAGTCCCATCCGCGGACGAACTTCGTGCCTGCTGGCACTGCACGCACCACGTTGAACCAGCTCCTCTTGAACATACCGCCTTCACGGGGAGCGGGGCGCTGTTGCAATTGACCCGCTGACGCATAGCTGCCCATTGTCTTCTCGAGCGATGCCACCGTCTCTTCAGGGAACCGTTCCGGGAACAATAGTTCCCCATCCACAGTGCGAGGGTCTTGGAAACCAATGACCGTGGAGCACTTGCGTTCTGCCTCGTAGCGCATGGGCAGGCATAGATGCACGTAACCGAGCTCGCGCTTGATAATGATGCCGCTGGTGTCCTTTTCGTTCAACCGCTGCATGATGACCACAATTGCTGACTCGTCGTTATTCACACGGGTGGGCAGTGCTTCGGTGAAGGTTAGTTCGGCAGCCTTCAGGTCAGCATCACTGTTCGCGTGGTCAACGGACAAGGGGTCATCCAGCAACACACGGTCACCCCGTGAGCCGGTCATGCTGGTAAAGGCCATCGCTTCGCGGAAGCCCGTGTATTCGTTCTCGAACTTGGTCTTAGCGTTCTGGTCGCTGGTGAGCTTCAAGGGCCAGCGTGCTTGATACCAGTCGGACTGAATCAAACGGCGGCACTTCAAGTTATCGCGCACGCCCAGATCCTGCTTATGCGCTGTGCCTAGGTAGCGGAGCCCCGGGCGCCCTTGTGGGCCCCATTCCCAGGCTGGCCATAGTACCCCTGTGAGCAGCGACTTCATGCAGCCTGGGGGCACGTTTATCAGCAGACGCTTAATCTCACCTCGCGACACTGCTTCAAGGTGGGCACAGATCGCGTCAAGCGACCATCCCCATTTCAGCTCCGAGGACGGTTCGAGGATGTGCCATGCTGCACGGACGAACCCTGCAAAGGATTGGGCAGCGATGGCACGGTCTAGGTCAACCTCACTAGGTAGTCTTAACATAGAGCTTCTTCTTGATCTCTTCGAGCTCTGCAACGGTCAAGTGACCCATCTCCGGGCTGTCGCTGGTGACATGGACTTCCTGCTGTGTCTTAACAGGTGCCTCGATGCCCACAATCTTGGCCAGCTGGCTGTATGCAGCAACCTGAGCGGACGCGGCGGACTTAGGGCTGTGTGCAATGCGGTAAAGACCGGACACAATCTTCCGACGGTGTTGGTCTTCTTCCGTGGTGATGCCGAGCTCTTGCTCACGTGCAGTAATGCGCTTCCGCACATACGGCTCGAGCATGAATTGTTGACTGTATTGGCGTGCGAATGCTTCCGAATAGCCAATGCGGATCGCGGCGCCAAATGCGTCGTAATCCACTAGATATTCCTCGACAAAGCGATCGCGCAATTTGCGCTCCGTCTTGCCTAAGGTGTCGGCCATTTCACTCACGCTATACCCCAAGATATGATTCACTCTGAGTATAGCGGTCTAGATAGCAATCTAGCAAGCTGTCGTCCTCAGACTCGTGGAACGTGGCCCAGCACCAGCTGACGCTGAACCCATTGCTCAAACCATGCCAGGAAGTCGTCCCACGACATCTCGACACGGAACATGAGCAGTGAGTCCAGAGGCGTTGAGCGTGCAGGCAGGGGAACACCCGCCATGACCACACAGCGCCACTTCTTCCCGTTCTGCCTATACAGCAGGACAGGGGTCTCACCGTTCTGCTTGGCCGCGTCAGTGCATTGCTTCCACCACGTATTGACGGACAGTGCTTCCTGGCGTTTGACCTCAATGCACATTCCGAACGTGTTGCTCAGGTCACTGCCGCCCACAGCAGACTGATTCTGGTTCCGCTGGATGATGGGTTTGTCAGGTAGTGCATAACCGCCCGCTTCCATTACTTTACGAACGATTGGCTCCAGGGCACGCTGAATCTCGCGCTCCCCTTCCTGCCCCTTCTGCCGAATGTTGATGCTCATATGATGGGTCTTCCTTCGTATCTATACCAATGGGCTTCACACGCCTCGAGCCAAGCTCTTGGGCACCGACTCGGATGGTGAAACTAGGTTAATGCGTGTCATTCAGAACTTCCGTCCGCGACCAGACTTGCCGTAGGCGTCAGCCATGCGATCAAGGAACTGCACCACTGCTGGCCGCTTGCATATCCACCATGCCTGCAGGCGCGGACGCCACCCTGCATTAAACACCCGTCGCAGGATATAGGAACGCACCACACTGATCACCGTCATCCAGAAAGTGATAATGACATTGTTCTCCAAAGACATAGGAATGCCGTAGGCTTTGCATATCGCAGCAGTGGCAAGCATTGCAACGACCAGCCCGACGGCCGTATTGACCACAGCTTCCACCATGCTCATCGTCTTCGATTGTGGTTTCATGGCTGGAACCTGTCCTTTCCGACGGTGCATTGCTCGTTGAGTAGTTTCAACGGAGTGGTGTCTTCCACACGCATCTCCTGGAATCGTTGCAGACTGTCAATTGCTTCCTGGACATCCTTGACCAAGTCCTTACCTGCACCGCGCCCACCTGCGACCAGTAGCTTCTTGACAGCGTGCTGAATGCACGGATCTGTGACGTTGAACAATACGAGCACACGATACACGTCAATCTTCTGCAAGTGTCGCACGTCTTTGTGATAGTGCGGATGCTTATTACCTATGCTCATTGAGCACTCCTTTCGAATAAAAAGGGCGGACCGAAGTCCGCCAAACCTCATAGTGGCAACTGCGAGGGCTGGTGCAAGTGTAAGAACATCGCCCATTGATTACAATGCAATCCATATGGCCACAGTGCGGCGGTCGCATTAGCACCAGCGTCGCCTCTCACAAAGTATATGAACGGTCGCACATTTTATGAATTTGCAGAACACGAGGGGTGAAGCGGATATTCGGGTATGAAATGTCACTGGGCTAATTGCTGGTTATTACTATTTACGAACTTTATAGCTGTGACTTGCTAATCGCCTAATACCCTATATAAAACAACTACTTACACACACTTTTCTTTACGTTATTAGTATTAGCAAGGGGAGACCTGAGAATCTTTATTTAAGTGGTGATGGAGGCTCGAGAAGGTATCGTGGGGGACCACTGAAATGTAATTGGGTGCTAGGTAAAGAGTCCTTATTTTGCTAATGCAGTTCAATTCATATGTTTGCATTAGCCCGCCAGCAATATCTCATTCTTTTCGCTATCACCCCCTCCCTAGTCAATGTCGTTTGTGCTCAGACCCCGTTTCAAATAAACTGCACCACATTCTATATCAGAAGCCCGCCATGTACGAATTCAAAGTATGCAAACCCGCCCCGCAATTGTTCCACCCTGACAAGGTTGCAGAGCTACCCGCTGCACTTGCAAACACGGAGCAGATATTGCGCGAACACCTTACCAGCATAGGCTACCCGCAAGAACTGTGGCCATTGACTGTACTAGGGGACAGCGTACTGACCACAGTTCTCCGCTTCGGTTCGTTGCCTATAAACATAACGCTGAACATGCCTTTCGATAACACTCCTATCGACGAAAAGGAATTGAAACCATTCCACCCATTCGTCCGGGACAGGTTCAACCAGCAATTCCAATATCACCGCCAAGCTCGCTATTGTTTCACAAGGGCGGAGGAGTGGTGGAAGGGTGAGCCCATGTTCCTGGTGTCGGATGCACATTCGCTCCTTCTGTTCTTGCAGTACGAACTATCGCAGACCGCTGTGGATGTGCGTGACTATGCGCCCAAGCAACGGGGGCGCCCTCGCAATGTGGAAAAGCATATCGCCAAGGAACAGAAGTCTGGTAAGTACCAGCAGTGGATCGCGGACTGCCAAGCATACCGTCAGCACCTCGTAGATGAAGCGGAAGCTCTTAAGCTGCTGGAGGAGCAATTGAAAATCGAGGCCCAGCTTATTCTGGACAATGCGCGTGAGTCCATTGCGTGCCTGCTTGCACCGCTGTCGCAACGGCAAGAAGAACTCAAGCAGCTCAAGGCTCAAGGGGCTCCGAAGTGGATCCCGTGACGTTCGTTGCAACTGCTTTGCCCACCCGCTACAATGCGAGCAAGTTAATCACCCGCTCAGGAAACAATTATGACGTCAACCACAAATGACGCCCAGCGTGAATTTGACGCTCGTTACATTACGAGCAGCGAAATCATGGAGAAGCTGGACGTGAGCCGAACCACAATCCTCTCCGCACGCCGCACGGGTAAGCTCCCGGATCCCATCCTTATCAAGGGGCAGATCTTTATCTGGGAGCGGGCGACGGTGAACACTTACCTCGACGCCTGGAAGATTATTCTGGATGCCCGTCGGGGAGCTGGTGCATGAATCAATTATGGGAACGCATACCCGACGAACTGCGCTATGTGCCCAAGTGGTGCGTCGCTGCACCAGATAAAAGCCCCTACACCGTACAGGGCAGGCACGCAAGCGTCACCGCGCCAAGTACGTGGGCAGATTGGTACAGCGCCAGCACAGCGGCCGCAGCATGGGGCAACGGTGCAGGCATAGGGTTTATCCTGGGTGAGGAAGACGCTTTCACCTGCATTGACCTTGACGTCAAACCCGATACCCCGCAAGAGCAGCTAGACCGTTTCTGGAAGATTGTGCAAGCGTTTGACAGCTACACGGAACGCTCACGCTCCGGTAAGGGCTTGCACATCTGGATCAAGGGTAAGGTGGGCACGGGTTGCAGGCGCGACGGCGTGGAGGTGTATAGCCAGCAACGGTTCATTATCTGCACGGGTGATATCGTGCTAGACAAACCAGTGGAGCACCGCCAGGAGCTTCTGGACTTGCTGGTGCAGGAAATCCGTTCCGCTGCACAAACGAACACCATTGAGCTCCAGGAGGTGCAGGAGCTTGAGTCGGATGAAATTGTTTGGCAGCGTGCAGCGGATGCGTCCAACGGCGACAAGTATAAAGCACTCTGGGCGGGTGATTGGGCTGGCATGGGCTACCCATCGCAGTCTGAAGCTGACCTGTCGTTGCTGTCCATGCTTGCGTTCTACTCAAAGTCCAATGAACAGGTTCGCAGGTTGTTTAGACTGAGCGGGCTTGGACAGCGCGACAAGGCGCAGAAGAATAACCGTTACCTTGACCGCACCCTTGGCATGATTCGGGGCCGGCAGCAGCGCGAGGAGGCGCAGGCAGCAGCGGCACAGGCCAACGCCACGCAACTGGTGCAGCGTATGCCCGAGCGGCAATTGCTACCTGTGGAAACCCCTTCAACGCTGGACTGGCCTCCTGGATGGATTGGGGAGATCGCTCAGTACCTTTACAGTATCGCACCGCGACCAGTGCGCGAGGTTGCAATCATATCCGCGCTCGGGTTCTTTGCTGGCCTTATGGGTCGCACCTATAACATCAGCGGGTCAGGCCTTAACCTCTACCTCGTGCTCGTTGCACGTTCGGCAGTAGGTAAGGAGGCAATGCACAGCGGCATCAGCAAGCTCACTCACCGGATATTGCTTGCTGACCCTATGATTTCAAACTTCATTGACTTCGCGGACTATGCGTCTGGGCCTGCACTGGTGAAGTCGTTGGCACAGCGAACCAGCTTTGTCAATGTGGCCGGTGAGTGGGGGCGCAAGCTTCGCAAGATGTCCGACGACCATACGGAAGGGCCAATGGCATCGCTCCGCACTGTAATGACTAACCTGTATCAGAAGTCCAGTGCAGGAACAATCGTTGGCGGTATTGGGTACAGCGACAAGGAAAAGGATGTCAAGGCGACTAATGGGGTCGCCTTTAGCATGATCGGTGAAACAACACCTGACACGTTCTACGAGTCGCTAACGAACACAATGATGCAAGACGGATTCATGTCGCGTTTCATTGTGGTGGAATATGCTGGTCTGCGACCTGAGCTCAACCCTGCACAGTCCGCACAGCTCCACGATGACCACATTGCACGCTTCGCCAACGTGCTGGACACGATAGCTCGGTGCCCGCCGGACTCGTATGTTGATGTCGCTATGTCTCGCGAAGCCCAAGACCTGCTGGACGGGTTCGACAAGGAATGTGACAAGCAGATCAACCTGACAGAAGACGAGTCGTGGCGCCAGATGTGGAACCGTGCCCACCTCAAGACGCTCAAGATCGCTGGGCTGCTGGCGTGCGCTGACAACCACCTGTCACCCATTGTCACGGAAGCCCACGCGGAATGGGCGCTGGACATTGTTAAGCGCGACATCCGTATCATGAGCCGCAAGATGACAGACGGTGACGTGGGCGACGGTGATATGGTGCGCGAGCGCAAGCTCCTGAGCACCTTGCGTCAGTACCTGCAAGAACCCATGACAAAGGGTTACGGGCTACCGGACGAAATGCGGAAGGCTGGTGTGGTCGCTAGGAAGTATCTGCAGATCCGCCTACAGCGCACGAACGCATTCGTCAAGCATAAGCTGGGCCAGACTGCTGGGCTTGATATGACGATTCGCAGTTTGACTGACAGCGGGTATATCGTGGAGGTCGCCAAGGATAAGATTCCGACTGAATGGAACTTCCATGGCAAGTGTTATCGCATCGTTAGCCTTCCTGATGTCTTGTGAATTAAAACTTGCAAGCTAACGTGAGTCACGATATAGTTACGTCTGTGCATCCCGCACCAGTAAGGAGAAAACGATGAAAGTGATAGGGTTGAATGAGTATCAGAAGTTGGCAGGACGCACCTCGCGACCCTTCCCGACTCCGGTGCAAGACTTGCAACATGCCCAACTAGGCATCGCAAGCGAAGGTGGCGAGATTGCTGACACGCTGAAAAAGCATATCGCCTATAACCAATCTCTTGACACAGAGAACCTGAAAGAGGAACTCGGTGACTTGATGTGGTACGTGGCGCTCGGTGCAACTGCACTAGGCTTGGACTTGTCGGACATTTGCGAAGCGAACATCGACAAGCTCCGCAAGCGTTACCCTGACAAGTATTCCGACGAACACGCTGCGGCCCGCGCTGACAAGGTAGAATCCGTGCAAGGGGAGCTCTTTGGCGAGGTGCAGCAATGACCACAATCCCCGCCAACACTGTATCGCAAGAAGACCTCGCTGAGTGGTATCGCTTGCAAGAGCAGCTCAAGAAGATTAAGGCGTCTGAAATGCTGCTTCGGCAGAAGATTTTTGGTGCATACTTCCCGTCGCCCACAGAGGGCACCAATAGCGCACCGCTCGCGGACGGCTGGATCCTCAAGGGTAAGCACACGATCAACCGCGAAATTGATCCTGGTGCCTTTGGTGCGCTCAAGACGCGCTTCGCAGAAGCAGGTATTCGCTCGGATGATATGGTGCAGTACAAACCGTCGCTCGTGCTGAAGGAGTATCGCACGCTGACGGAAGAGCAGCGCCAGCTATTTGACCAAGCGTTGATCGTTAAGCCCGGTTCGCCGGCCCTCGAAATTGTGTTGCCTGCAAAGGCAAAGAAAGCAGGTGAGGCAACATGAGCGAAATCAAAGTATTGGATCACGGGCTGGTGCGCCTTGTTGATCACATGGGTAGCGATCTGTCCATCGTCCGCGCTGCACGGGTGAGCTATGACGCTGACTGGCGCACGGGTGAGGACGAAGGCAAGGACGAGAAGCTTATTTCATACCTGCTGAAGAACCGTCACACCAGTCCATTCGAAGCTGTGACATTCACGTTTGAAGTCAAGGCACCGCTGTTCGTGTTTCGCCAGTGGCACCGTCACCGGACGTGGTCTTACAACGAAGTGAGCGCACGTTACAGCGAGCTCCCGGAAGAGTTCTACGTTCCCGAGCTGTACGACATCACCGAGCAAAGCACATCGAACAAGCAGATGCGAACCGACGCACAGCACCCGCAAGCATTGCTGATGCAGAGCTACATGCGGAAGGCTATGCTGGACGCATTCGCGCTCTATAAGGAACTATTGGCGCAAGGTTGCCCACGTGAGCTGGCTCGTGCTGTGCTTCCGTGCTCAACTTATTCCCGCATGTTCGCCACCGTCGATCTGCATAACCTGTTCCACTTCCTTCGCTTGCGCTTGCATGAGCACGCACAGAAGGAAATCCGCGTCTATGCGGAAGCCATGCTGGAACTGGTTACGCCGATCGTTCCCTTCTCAATTGCTGCATTCAAGGGGCTGTCATGAAAACTGTTCGTCTCGTATTGCTGTGGCTGGTCGCGCTCATGTCCATGGGCTACCTGCTACCGGGCGTCCTCGCAAGCGTGCGCCGCCACCCCGATGCTGGTTCCATCTGGCTATTGAACATCCTGCTTGGCTGGACGATCATTGGCTGGTTCTGGACGCTGGTTAAGTCCGTTGGCGCTACCTATTCCAACGTCCGTATCCAGGAGAACCGATAATGGCCTGGGCAGACGTTAAATCAAAGAAGCAGGACATCGCGATCGTTGAACTGCACCGCCCGAAGGAGCTGGTCTATATCATGGCCAAGTCTTTCGGGTTCAAATGCCCGCCTATGCTTGTTACCTTGCGCGACAAGAAGACAGGCGAGCTCCGTCGCGAGGCTTTGCCAGTATGAAAGAATTTAAGCCCATGCTCGCTGTGGAGGCGCCTAAGGCACTGGTGTTCCCGCTGTATGCAAGTGCCAAGCTGGACGGCGTGCGCTGTGTGGTCAGCGACGGTGTGGCCCTAAGCCGTACCCTCAAGGCTATCCCGAACGCACACGTCCAGCAGTGCTTGAGCGATGCTTTGCTGCACGGGCTGGACGGAGAGCTCATTGTCGGGCCCGCCTTTGCGGAAGACGTGTATCGTCAGACCAGTAGCGGAGTGATGTCGCAAGATGGAAATCCTGACTTCACCTTCTACGTGTTTGACTATTACACGCTCCCGGACGTACCGTACTCGAAACGTCTTAAAGACCTGCAAAGCTGGTTCCGTGCCAATCCGTTCCCGCGCTGCACGCTGCTTGAGCAGAAGCTGATCGAGAACGAAGAGCAACTGCTCGCCTATGAGCAGGAGATGCTCGGACTAGGTTACGAGGGTTTGATTCTGCGTAACCTGAACGGCATCTACAAGCATGGCAGGAGCACCGCCCGCGAGGGCTACCTGCTCAAGCTCAAGCGGTTCTCTGACGGTGAAGCGCGGATCGTAGGGTTCGAGGAACTGATGCACAATGCAAACGAGGCACAGCTTGATGAGCTTGGCCACACGAAGCGGAGTTCGCATCAAGAAAACCTCGTGCCTATGGATACGCTGGGCGCATTACACGTTGAGGACTGTGTCACAGGTGTTGCATTCAAAATCGGGACGGGATACACTGCACAGCACCGAAAGCATATTTGGCAGCAGCGAGACCGACTGGTCAGTGCCATCGTTAAATACAAGCATTTCGAGATTGGCGTCAAGGACGCGCCACGCTTCCCCGTGTGGCTCGGTTTCCGCGATTCCATTGATATGTAAAAGGAGCCCATTCTAATGGCATTGAATTTCACAACTACCGACCGCGCTGCTGCACTCAACGGCGTGAAGGTGTTGGTCTATGGGCAAGCGGGAGCGGGTAAAACCGTCCTCACGAGCACTGCACCAGCCCCGTTCCTTATCTCCGCGGAGGGCGGTGAGCTGTCCTTGCGTAGCGTAGCGATCCCGATGGTGAAGGTTGCCACAGTGGATGACTTGCGTGACGTCTACGACTGGTGCAGTCGTAGCGCGGAAGCACGTCAGTTCCAAACCATCTGCATCGATAGCCTGTCCGAGATTGCTGAGGTTGTGCTCAACAATGCAAAGCGGCAGGTGAAGGATCCGCGCCAAGCATACGGTGAGCTGATTGAGAAGATGGAAACCACCATCCGCCTCTTCCGCGACCTACCTGGGCGTAACGTGTATATGAGCGCCAAGATGGAACCGTCCAAGGACGAGCTGACTGGTGTTATCAAATACGGCCCCGCAATGCCTGGCAAGCAACTCGCAGTGAAGCTCCCATATTTCTTTGACGAGGTGTTCCGCCTTGGTATCAACAAGACACCTCAGGGTGAGTCATACCGTTTTCTGCAGACTCAACCTGATATGCAATACGAAGCGAAGGATAGATCAGGTGTCCTCGCGCCCGTAGAACCGCCCCACCTGACGCAACTTTTCAACAAAATCTTAGGAGTTTAATTACCATGGCTCAACTCAACTTTGACGCTTCCCAAGTTACACCCGATGCAGGAGTCGCGGAAGCGATCCCCGCTGGCTGGTATAACGTGATGATTGACGAGTCGGAAATGAAGCCGACCAAAGACGGCAACGGTGCATTCCTCGCAATGCGCTTCACCGTGCTCGACGGTCAGTTCGTGAACCGCAAGGTCTTCACCCGTCTCAACCTCCGCAATGCGAACCCTGTGGCCCAGGAAATCGCCTACAAGCAACTGTCCGCCATCTGCCATGCAGTCGGTGTGATGCAGGTTGCTGACAGCACACAGCTCCACGGTCGCCCGCTGAAGATCAAGGTCAAGGTTCGTGCCGCTTCCGGTGACTACGAAGCGAGCAACGAAATCAGCGCCTACAAGAACATCAACGAGCAAGTCGAAGGCCCCACCGGCCAAGCTCCTGCCGCTGGTGGGGCACCTTGGGGCAATGCACAGGCAGCGGCACCCGCCGCCCCGTGGGCTCCGCAGCAGCCCACCGCAGTAGCACCGGCCCAGCAGTTTGCGCCGCAGCAGCCGGCAGCAGCCGCGCCTGCACCCGCATGGCAACCGCCCGCAGCCCAGCAGCCTTGGCAAGCTGCACCCGCTGCGGCACCTGCTCAAGCTCCTGCACAGCAGTTCGCACCCGCTTCGCAAGCTGCTCCGGTTCAACAACCTGCACAGCAACCCGCCCAAGCTCCTGCCGCTGGTGCGACCCCGCCCTGGATGCAGCAAGCCGCAGCTCAGGCACCTGCCGCCACCCCGCCTTGGGCTGCACCTGCTCAAGGCTAACCAGTAGAGGGCACAGTCGAGAGGCTGTGCCCTCTTTTCACGAGGATAAGAATATGGCAGATGATGCAGATCGCGCTTCGCTCGATACCGAGAAACTAGAAGCAGCGGATATCGCAGTGGTGCGGAGACGCGCTGCTATGATGCCCAAGGGTGCGCCTGGAGAGTGCAAGCTCTGTGAAGAGTTCAGCCCGCGGCTTGTGAATGGTGTTTGCGCTCCGTGTCGCGACCTCTACAAACTACCATGAAAGACAAGTTCAAACGGGTTCACATGCAAGTGGCGGAGCAGTACGCACGCCTATCGCGTGCAGAACGACGTCAGGTTGGATGCGTCATTGTCATAGACGACATTGTGGTTCCTGGATATAACGGAACTCCGACCGGATGGGATAACCGCTGTGAAACTGCGGACGGTTCCACTACACTGCCGGAAGTGATACACGCAGAGCAGAACGCACTGGACAAGATTATTCGTAGCACCATGAGCAGCGAGGGCGCCAGCGTATTCGTTACGACTGCACCCTGCATAGAATGTGCCAAGAGGTTGCTCGGTGCCCGTGTCAAAGAAGTATTCTATCGCGACGTGTATCGCAATGAAGACGGGCTGGACTTCCTAGCTCGCGGTGGCATACACGTTGAAAGGATCTGTGATGAGATCGATAAATAAAGCAGTCAAGACCCTCAAGGCAATTGAGGACGCAATCGCTGCTGATCAGGGTGCAGCGTACCGTCAGCACTTGCAGAAGGTGTTACCACACATCGGTGACGCTTACCGCGGGCACGACGACCCGTTCCGCACGCACCTCGGCGCCAGCGTCATTGGCGGGGAATGTGGTCGAGCTATCTGGTACGGCTTCCACTGGGCGACCGTTCCCAAGTTTGGCGGACGCATCCTGCGACTGTTCAACCGCGGGCACTTGGAAGAGGGTCGCTTCATTGCTGCACTGCTCACCATCGGTGTTCAGATCTACCAGCAAGACGAAAACGGGAAGCAGTTCCGCATCAGTGGAGTTGGCGGGCACTTTGGCGGGTCTGGCGATGGTGTGGCTATCGGCATTCCGGATCTGCCACCGAACACCCCTTGCCTGCTGGAGTTCAAAACGCATAACGATAAGTCGTTCCAGAAGCTGGTGAAGGAAGGTGTTCGCAGTGCCAAGTTCGAGCACTACGTTCAGATGAACACGTACATGCAGAAGATGGGCCTCGCCGTCGCGCTGTACGGTGCAGTGAATAAGAACGACGACGACTTCTACTTCGAAATCGTTACGCTCGACACCTCCACCGCTGACCAGTTTGCAGACCGAGCTCGCACCATTATCCTGATGAAGCAAGCACCCGCAAAGATCAATGAGTCGCCTGGCTGGTTCGCTTGCAACTGGTGCGACCACAAACCCGTCTGCCACCTCAAGGCCGCACCTGCTCGCAACTGCCGCACCTGCCTCAATAGCGAAGCACGCGAAGACGGGAACTGGTACTGCACCAATCCAGGCGCCGACCCGACACCACTGTCCAAGGAACTCCAGCAGACTGGCTGTGCAGCTTACGAGGTGTTCTAGATGCTTCAGCCTCGCTCGTACCAGATAGAGGCTGTCAGCAGTCTCTACAATTACTTCGGAACGAAGCAAGGGAACCCCGTGCTTGCGCTGCCCACAGGCACGGGTAAGTCTGTCATAATTGCGATGTTTCTCCAGTCCATCTTCTACCAGTTCCCAGGCCAGAAGGTAATGGTTCTGACACACGTGAAGGAACTGATCCAGCAGAACTTCGACAAGCTGCTTTCGTTGTGGCCTGGCGCACCCGCTGGCGTCTATAGCGCGGGCTTGAACCGTAAAGACCTCGGTCGCAAGATCACCTTCGCTGGTATTGGTTCGGTCTCTAAGAAAGCGTCAGCGTTCGGGTTCGTTGATCTAGTTATCATTGACGAAGCGCACCTCGTAAGCCCTAACGATGAAACGATGTACCTTGCATTCCTGAACGCGCTGCGAGCAGTCAATCCGCACCTGAAGGTGATTGGGCTTACTGCCACCCCTTGGCGCCTAGGCACAGGGCACATCACCGAGGACGGTATATTCACAGACGTCGCATTTGACATTACTGGCCTGCACGCTTTCAACCGCCTGATCGCTGAGGGCTACCTTGCACCCCTGATCCCTCGGCAGACGAAGCAGCTACTCGACACGGATGGCGTTCATATGCGGGGCGGTGAGTTCATTGCTTCCGAATTGCAGCTCGCAGTCAATAAGCAAGACATCACCTATGCAGCAGTCAAGGAAGCGATGGAGCTTGCACACGACCGGAATCACTGGCTGGTGTTTGCGTCAGGCGTGGAACATGCTTGCAACATTTCGGACATGCTGAACGACATGGGCGTGCCAAGTGTGGCCATTCATAGCAAGATGGGTGACGCTGCCCGTGACGCTGCGATCGCTGACTTCAAGACTGGTAAGTACAGGGTGGCGGTCAATAACAATGTGCTGACCACAGGCTTTGACTTCCCTGCCATCGATTGCATCGTGGTACTACGCCCCACAGCTTCGACGGTGTTATGGGTGCAGATGCTAGGTCGCGGAACACGTCCGTTCGGCGGGAAAGACAATTGCCTCGTCCTGGACTTTGCAGGTAACACCCGTCGGCTCGGACCCATCAACGACCCTATGATCCCTCGCAAGAAGGGTGCCAAGGCTGGTGGCGAAGCACCTGTAAAGCTGTGCGGAAGCTGTGCGACCTACAATCACGCCAGCGTGACTCACTGCTGCTACTGCGGAGCGGAATTCACGTTCCAAGTAAAGATCAAGACCACAGCAGCAAGCGACGAACTGCTTCGAGGTGAGGCGCCACTGGTGGAAGTGTTCAAGGTTGATCACATTACGTACAGCAGGCACGAGAAGGTAGGTCGTCCGCCCATGGTGAAGGTGTCGTACTACTGCGGACTCCGTTCGTTCAGCGAGTACGTCTGCATCCAGCATGACGGGTTCGCACAGCGCAAGGCCCGCCAATGGTGGCGTGAGCGCACTGGTGCAGCGTTCCCGGAGAGCACGGAGGATGCGCTCAATGTGGTTGCAGATGTGAAGACAGCGACGCACCTCCGCGTCTGGATCAATAAGCAGTACCCCGAGATCCTTGGACACTGCTTTGATGGAACTGCATTCGGACAGCAGCAGGAGCCCACAGCAGCGCCCACCGTTGACACTGCTGCACAGGCTGGGCGGGTTACGCCCAAGGCGTTACCGGAAGACATGGATGACGACATCCCGTTCTGACCTATTGCGAATTTGACTTCGATAGAAATTATTTTTGCCGAAGTTCTTGACATCCTGATTATTCCTGTTATAGTTACGATCATGCACTTAACGAAGGTGCATAGAACCTAACCCTCAAACACTGAAAAGGAACACATCATGTCAAACGATAAATTCGAAGCAATGGGCAAACTGGAACTCCGTGCAGCGTGCAAGGAAGCTGGCGTGAAGAACTACGGTAAGATGAACAATGACGGGATGCGCGAAGCCCTCCGCGCTACCGTTGCTCCAGTTGAGCAAGTGGAAGAAGTGGTTGCTCCCAAGGCTACACCGCTCGGCAATGCTTTCGCTCAGATGATTGACCCCAAAGGCTTCGCTGACAAGATGGCATCCGCTGCTCGCTCGAACGGTGCAACCTCCCGCCGTGTGGTGGATGGCAAGGAAGTCAACACGAAGCCCGCACCTGCTAAGAGCGAACCCCGTGCTCGCGTCGAGAAGACCCCTGCCCCGTTCGTTCCGAAGGTTGATCGCAAGGGTTACACCATCCAGAAAGAACGCGAAGAGCGCAATGGCGTGAAGCGTCCGTCTGCTGGTACTGTGTGTGGCGCTGTGTGGGCTGCATTCGATGCGAACCCTGCTGTGAAGGCTGGTGAGCTTGCTGCACTTGCTGACGCCAATGGTTGGAATCGGACGAACGTGTCTTGCGAGTTCTACGCATGGCGCAAGTTCATGGGCATCAAGGGCCGGGCTGCAAAATGAGAACCGCCTTCCTCCTGGGCTTGCTCCTCCTGCTGTGTGGTTGCAGCAAGCCCACCGGATGCGAGTATGTAAGAACTGAGCCTGCACAGTCTGCGATCAGAACATGGGTTCCGTCACGTGACGTGTATCGCTGTGCGGATAACGTATGGGTCTATAAGACGAAGGAGTGAATTATGTATGTTCTAGTTGATCGCGAATCCATGGTGTTCCGCCATGCCCACCCTGACCACACTGTTCTGAGTCAGCTGGCCCACATCGAGGTCGCGCACGTTGCAACATACATCTTTCCGGTTGACGAAGTGCGCGACTTCCTTTCGTTCACAGACCTTGAAATGAAACTGCTCTACCAGAACACCACTGGCCAGAAGTACGAAGGTTATTCCCGCCAACACCTCAACGACCTAGTTCTCGAAGCTGCAAGACGATTGCCAGTCTCGGACGTAAAACCGTTCGAGGTGCAGCAGCAAGCAAACAAGATTTCCATGGACGACTCGGGATTCTACAGGTACGTCAAGGGCGCTTTCAAGGCAGCGCGGCTCCAGGAGCTCTTTACACCCGAGGCGCTTACCGTAACCCCTGGCAGCGTGGCACAGCAGCCGGCCCCAGGCCCCGATCGCACCAGTGCCGCCGCTACCGTACCACCTGCACCACCAGCAGCCCCAAAGGGCGGCGCACGCGCTGTGATCTGGTCGGTTGCTGATAAGATGTGGGAGGAAGCTGGTAAGCCTACGAAATCCGCTACCGTGCTCGCGCTTCGTAAGACCATCATGGCAGAGCTTGAGCAGAACCACGGCGTCAAGAAAACAACCTCATCAACTGCACTCGGTGAGTGGCAGAAAGTTAGACTGAACGCTTAACTTTACTTGCACGCCGAGCGGCAGACTTATACACTGCGAATCGCGTCCCAAGACGTTTATCCAATCCATTTCACCTGAAGGAGTTTATCATGAGCAAACCTGAAACCAAGCCCGTCACCAAGCCTGTCCTGAGCGACGAAGAACAGCAAGCCCAAGCCGCTGCCAAGCAAGCCGACAAGGACGCGAAAGCTGCTGCCGCTGCTGAAGCGAAGGCCAAGAAAGACGCCGAGTCCGCTGCCAAGAAGGAGGCTGCTGCCGCTGCTGCCCAGGCGAAGAAGGACGAACGCGAAGCTGCCAAGGCTGCGAAGCTGAAGGAAAAGGAAGACAAGAAGGCTGCTGTCGAAGCTGAAAAAGCTGCCAAGATCAAGGCTAAGGAAGACGCCAAAGCTGCCAAGGAAGCCAACCGTCAACCCGAGCAGAACGGTGTCCGCCGTCCAGGTCCGAACGGTCTGTGCGGCCGCGTGTGGGGCCTGGCTGACAAGCTGTCCGCTGATCTGGGCCAACCCGTTCCGGTCGCTGACCTGTTGAAAGCTGGTGAAGCCGAAGGCCTCAACGCTGCCAACATCCGCACCGAATACGCTCGCTGGAAGAAGTTCCACGGCTTGGCTGGCCGCATTGTGAAGCCCGAAGCGGCTGCACCTGCTGCTCAATAAGCACCAGCGGTTATAATCCGCACCGCCGCCCCTACTGGTGCAGGGGCGGCATCCGCAACCTCCAGGCTTTGCCTGCAACCTATCGGAATCATTTTGAATACTCAGAGCATCGAAAAACGCTGTCTTGATACTGACGGCATTGTGCAAGTCCATTCGGTCTTCCACACCATCCAGGGCGAAGGCCCTTTCACTGGTCACTCCGCTGTGTTTGTCCGCCTCGCCGGATGTAACCTGCAATGCCCCGCCTGCGATACCGACTACACCAGCAACCGATGGGCGTCTAGTCCCGCTGGCATCCTTGAGTTCGTGCAAGAGCAGAAGCAAGCCCCGAGCCTTGTGGTCATTACGGGTGGCGAACCCTTCCGCCAGAACATTCACCCGCTCGTTGCTGCACTGCTTGGCGCTGGTTACACGGTGCAGATTGAAACGAACGGAACGCTCGCACCGCCCACCATCGGATTCGCAGAGATGTGTTCTCTCAACCTGTTCGAGAAGAACAAGTGCTTCATCGTTTGCAGCCCGAAGACAGGTCTTGTGAATCGCGAGCTGATCCCGTTGATCGCTGCCTACAAGTATGTCATGGCGCATGATAGCATCCACGCTGATGGGCTTCCCTTGCGTGCGCTTGACCACAGTGCAAGCCCGCACGTGGCACGTCCCCATGACGGGTTCTTTGGTCCGGTCTATCTGCAACCCTGCGACGACAAGGACAGCACGGTCAATGCTGCCAACCTCCAGGCGTGCGTTCGTTCCGTTATGATTAACGGTTTCACCCTGCAATTGCAGGTCCATAAAATTATTGAGGTGGCTTAATGTGTGCAATCATAGGCGCACTGGTGCAGCGCATTGACACGCACCAGAAGCGGGAACAAGTCAATGCGATCTTGAAACACATCTGGCACCACAGCCATGAACGTGGTCGTGACGGTCGCGGGTTCGTCATCAACTCCAGCGGTGAAAGCGAACCGCTGGCCCATTATGACGTCAAGCGTAGCAACGGCGAAGGCACGGTTCCCCCTGCACTCTCCAAGCTGTGCGAGTCGGCGACGGTGATCTGCAACCTGCGAGCCGAACCGACTACCGAGTACGTCCTGGAGAAGCGTCTGTCCGATCAGCAACCTTACAGCGATGGCGGCTGGTCCGTGGTGCATAACGGCACCATTGCCAACGACAAGGGCCTTCGCACGGGTAGCCTTCCCACTAGCATTGACAGTGCAGCGATCGCCGAGCAGCTGGCCCGCAGTGCGCCCACGGGGCAGGCTTTCCTGGATGTGGTTTGCAAGCTCAAGGGCAGCTATGCGATCCTCGCGACGCACAAAGACGAAACCGATGCGATCTACGTCGCTGCGAACTACCGTCCAATCTGGATGATTGAAACCGAGTTCGGTCTGTTCTTTGCAAGCTCGCGGGACTACCTGCCCAAGCAGTGGGCTCCCCGTATGTTGACACCCTATACAGCGGCACGTTTCGACCTGTCCCGCATGTCGTCCGGTACGCTTTACACAGACCCCGTCCAGGGTGAACGTGCGCTCGTGGTATGCAGCGGAGGTCTTGACAGTGTGGTGAGTGCAGCGTATGCACAGAAGGAGCTCGGTATGAGCATCCACCTGATTCACTTCCTGTACGGTAGCCGCGCTGAAGCACCTGAAGTCAAAGCGATTGAAGCAGTCGCAGCGGAACTCGGTGCAGATTTGACCCTGTTCCCGCTCCCCGTGTATCGCAAGGATGACTCACCGTTGCTCGACCCTGACAGCAAAGTCGCAGGCGGTGAAGCTGGTGCAGAGTTTGCTTACGAATGGGTGCCAGCGCGGAACTTGCTGCTACTCAGTGTGGCCACTGCCTTTGCGGAAGCACGCGGCATCGATACCATCGTCCTCGGGAACAACCTCGAGGAAGCTGGTGCCTACCCTGACAACGAACCTGAGTTCATTGCTCGGTTTAATGACCTCTTACCGTTCGCCGTTGGTGATGGGAAGCGGATGCGGGTTATCATGCCCGTTGGCAACCTTATGAAACATGAAATCGTGGCGCTCGGAAACGAGATTGGCGCCCCGATGCACCTCACCTGGAGCTGTTACCGTGCTGGCGAACTGCACTGTGGCACCTGCGGCCCGTGCTACATGCGTCGCAAGGCTTTTGAAATTAACGGTCTCCCTGAAGTAATTGAATATAAGGAATCAGCATGAAACAAACTGCGGAACGCTATCACGACATCAGCACGGGTCACCGTGTAGTCGGTCACGAGAACAAGTGCCGTCACCTGCACGGCCACAACTACCGTATCCACTTCGTCTGTGAAGCTGGTGAGCTGGACACGGTCGGGCGTGTGATTGACTTCGGTGTTATCAAAGAAAAGCTGTGCATGTGGGTTGAGAACAATTGGGATCACAAGTTCCTGGCATGGGAAGATGACCCTGTTATGAATGCGGCATGTGATGCTCTTGGTGATACACATCGAAATGACTCCCATTTGATGTTTGCGGAGTCCATTGTCTTCACCCCGTTCAATCCCACTGCCGAGAACATGGCCCGCCACTTGGTTGAAGTCATTGGGCCACAGCAGCTCGAGGGCACTGGTGTCACGCTCACCTCCGTTCGTATCGAGGAGACTGCAAAGTGCTCCGCCTCTTTCCACATCTAAGGACAACACATGAAACAGATTACCCTCACCCATGAAGCAGTCGGCGCCCTTGCTGCCGCACTCGCAAAGCAGATCAACCAGTACGCCGAGCAGTGGGGGCGCAATCGCCCCGCTGGGCAGCGTTTGGCAGCGTATGCAGTACCACGTGGCGGCGTTCCCGTTGCCTACCTGCTGGGCCCGCTGGTGCCCGGCTTGCTGCTCGTTGATACTCCTGCTGATGCAAACATCTTCATTGACGACCTGATCGACAGTGGTGCCACCTGCGATCAACTGTGTGATGAGCATCCTGGCAAGCCTTTCTTCGCGCTGATTGACAAGCGTGAGGGCAAGCTCTACGGCGGTCAATGGGTCGTGTTCCCTTGGGAGCAGGATGCAGCAGGTTCGTTCGAGAACAACATCACACGTCTGCTCCAGTTCATCGGCGAGGATGCAACCCGTGAAGGCTTGCTGGAAACTCCCACCCGTGTGGCCAAAGCGTGGCGCCACTGGTGCAGCGGATACAGCAAGGACGCGGGCTCGCTGCTCAAGGTGTTCGAAGACGGTGCAGAGAAGTATGACCAGATGGTTATCGTCAAAGACATCCCCATCTATTCGCACTGCGAGCACCACCTCGCGCCTATCTTTGGAACCGTCAGTATCGCTTACATCCCGAACGGCAAGATTGTGGGCCTGAGCAAGCTGTCGCGCTTGGCGGATATGTTTGCTCGCCGCTTGCAAGTGCAGGAGCGACTCACCGATCAGATTGCTGACGCATTGGTAGAACACCTCCAGCCGTTGGGCGTGGGCGTACTGGTCAAGGCGCGTCACCTGTGCATGGAATCGCGAGGCATCTGCCAGCAGGGCCACCACACGATAACCACAGCTCTTCGCGGCGTTATCAAGGACGAAGCTCAGACCCGTTCCGAGTTTCTCCGTCTTGCTGATTAAGTTGACGATCGTTATAATGTAACGAGTGCAGGGTCTCACGACCCTGCTTTTACGATCGGAGGTCACAATTGAATATCTTCATGGCTGCTGTCTATACGAACTCGTATATGCGCGGGCAGAACCGTTATCTGAAGCTCAACGAGCGCGAGCGCGAGATCGTTCACAACATTCCGCA